ATGGTGACCTATACATTGGTAACAAGAAGATTGATGCTATCACTGGTGAAGAAACATTCCTAGAGAAAGCTCAACTTATTGCATCTGAAGATGATACCGATGTTATTACTACTCTAGTAACATCATTCGATACTCCTGTTACATTCAAGGATAAGATTACTGTTGAGGGTGTTGGTTACTTTAATAACAGAGTAATCATTAGCACACAACCACCTACTGAATCTCCTGCCTTAACTATACTTTCTAACCCAAGAACTGATGGTGGTCAAGAGGATGTTACATTAACTAGAGGTGCTTGGTCTGATAGAAATAAGGGTGATATAACCATAAGTAGGAATAAAATTTCCACGGCTGTTTATCACATAAAAGGTCGAGGTACAGGACTATTCCCAGGTCAAGAGTATACTATACGTACAAACTTCTCATTTAATGAGAATGAGCCTAGCAATAGAACACCAGATCAAGGATCAACTTTCGATAGTAATCAGGCTGTAAAATATTACAATTCTGCTGATGTAGATGCTAATCCACAAGCAGGTGATCTTCTTTATAAGGGTAAGTCGATTGAGAGAAGTGGTTCTCTTGGTTGGATCTATGCTAACTACTACACAGTAATACCAGAGGGAAGTATACTTCAATTACTATCTAATGGTAGTAATACTGTTCAACTTCACTGGGCTGGAGCATTTACTAACTCAGACAGTGGTATTGAGATTAGTGTAGGTAAGACAATCCGTATTCAAGGATTCTCTGATCCACGTATTAATGGTAAGTGGATTATTAGTAAGGCAGATCAAACAGGTGTAGACAATGGATATTGTGAGTTTATCATTAATAATTCTATTGCTACAACCACATTTACTTGGAATCCTACACTTCAACCAAATGCTATCCTTGAAAGATCCGATGAGAGTTGGAAAGAAACTGGTGTAATTGGTTCTGAAGCAATAAGAACAGATACTGATACTTATGGTCAGTTCAAACTAGGTGTTAACACAATAGCACGTACTGCACATAATGCACACGAATATGGATTCTTAACATATACTGCTGGTGGTACAGTCTATGATCAGCAAGACCCAAGAGCAAACTTGGATGTTGTTGGTAATGCATTCATTAGTGGTAAATCAATTCAGAGTTACAGTAGTGAACCAACCATATCTAAGACCGAGACTGGTCTTACTGATGCATTCTTAGTTGGTGGAGATTCAATCGTATCAGATAACTTAGCAACACTTAGAGTTTCAACTGCTGCAACTAGAGTAGGTGTTAATACAACTGATTCTGATTTAGATTCTACTCTTACTATCAAGGTAGGAGCTGGTGAAACTAATGCATTACACTTAGTAACTAATGGTAATGATATTGCTAATGCAGATATCGATGGTAATGTAAATGTTGATGGTGGAAGTATTACTACTAATGCAACAACCTTCAATGTCCTTGATACTAATGCAACCACATTAAATGTTGGTGGTGTTGCAACTACTGTAAACCTCTTCGAGGATGCAACAGCAGCTCAGACAATAAATGTTGGTACATCATCTACTGATACAACATTAAATGTACACACATCATCTACTGATTCAACAGTTAACATTGGTGTTGTTGCTGATGGTGCTACTAATAAGTCAATCATCACATTGGGTGGTGCATTTAGTAACACTGCTAACTCAACACTAACAGTTAAGAATGCTCAGACCATACTTGACGGTGACTTAGATGTTAATGGTGGTGATCTACAGTCTAATTCACAGACTATCAATCTATTCACCAGAGCTGGTGCTGGTTCTATTGTAAACTTTGCAACTAGAGCATCACAGTTTGCTATCGGTGGTGTCGCTGGTACTACAGAGGTTAGAAACTCTCTACAAGTTAATGGTGATACAGATGTGTATGGTGATGTAACTATGCATGGTGGATCTAATAGCGGTACTGTTACGGTTACTAGAGCACTACTTAATACATCACAGATAGCTCATGCTCCAGGATCATTAACTGATCTTAATGTTGACTTCTACAAGTATGTTGCTGATATAGATGGTTATCAAGTTATCACTAGTGTTGCTGCTAATGGAGTTCTTTCTGTCGCAGAAAACTACTTCTTAGATGGTAATGTAGTTAGATTTACTGATACTACTGGACTTTCTGGTGGTGGTATTAATACAACTACACCATACTGGATTGTTAATAGTAATGCTGCTGGTGGTACATTCCAGATTGCTACATCTGAAAATGGATCACCTGTACAGGTTGGTGGTACTCCTGGAACATCAACTGGTATTACATTACAGAATACATTGGTTGATACTGGTACTGGTACAACTACATGGACAAATAGTTCATCTGATCCTGAATATAATAGGTTACCAGTCAGTAACGTAAGAGGAATAGCGATTGGTGATATTCTTATCGTAGGAACAGAATTGGTTGAGGTTGCCTCACCTGGTCCTGATGTTAATACAAGGATAATTCCAGTTAACAGAGGTGTGGATTGTACACAGGTATCGTTACATGCAGATAATAGTGTTATATACAAGCTTGAGAGATCTAATGATGCTACTTACCTGATTGGTAGAGTACCACAGAACTCTTCGACTCCTAATCTATCTAATCTAGTAGATAATGCTGATACACTTGAAGTTCCTATCAATGATTTAGGAAACGGTGATGCAGTTAAGTTCAGTAATGTTGGTAGTATTGTTGGTGTTAATGATACAGCAACTTACTTCGTTGTGAATGCAGTGAATGACACTGGTAATAGCGTCACACGGTTTAATCTATCTCTAGATCCTACTGGTGGTGCTATCCCATTATCAGGTACTGTTGGATCTGCTGTTATCAACTTCAGTAACACTTTAGTATCACTTGCTGAGTTTGGTGGACAGTTTAGTGTTGGTGACTATCTAAGATTAAATGGTGCTAATACACCTACATGTACTGGTGAATTTGTTAGAATCACTGCTGTTAATGATACTAACGCTGAGAAGTTTACTGTTAACAATGGTGCTAACCAAGATCGTTTCGTAATTGATTCTGTCTATGGTGGTGTAGATTCTACTATACTTGGTGTTCAAGACTTTAATATTAATCTAACAGGTGATGCATCAACTAATTCTACTGATAATCAGTTCAAAATTATAAATGGTCAACCTATACCTGCTACAAGACTAACAGTTGATAGCGATGGTAAGTTAACAGTCGTTGGTATTGGTACTGAGGCTGCTCCAAAAGCAATTATTGATAAGGGAGGTAATCAGTGGTTAGCTGGTAACTTAAGAGTACAGAATGATGGTACAGTAGGTTCTGGTGATGATGAGAAGATGTCTGCTTACTTGCAGGTATCTACTGGTAATCTTGAGATCTCTGGTCACTTACAAATAGATGATGACTTCTCTGTATTCAGTGGTACTACTGGAATTCAATTCGGTGATACTTCTACTGCTAAGTTACATGTAGATGCACAGACAGGTGATACACGTATTGGTGTTGCTTCATCTGCAATAGGTACTGGTGATCTTACAGTTAATGGTGGTCAGGTTACTATTAACAGTCTTCCTCAAGCACGTACAGCAAGAGATGTTACTAAGGCATTAGAAATTAATGGTCTTGGTAATGATGGTGATAGATTATTCAGAATACGTCAGGATGCTGCTGTTGATGCGTTTGGTGTTGATAGATTCTGGGGTAAGAATGGTGGTAAAAACTGGGAGTACCTAACTTCTGATGCAACACTTGAAACTGGTAAGAACTACATGATTGCTATTGCTGCTACTACAGTGTTCACATTACCTGCTGATGCAGAGACTGGTGATATGATTAGATTCATTGAGGTTGGAGGTAATCTATCCTACGCTACTTCATTGATTGTTCGTGCCCCAGTTGGTGTTCAAATGCAAGGTGATGCTACTGGTACTCTCGCTGGTGGCCTAAGTACTGCATATGCTGGTGGTGAAATGATTGTACAGACCAGAAATGCTGGATTTGGATTTGTATTCGCTGGAGCAAAAGATGGAACAGAAACAACTAGTATACCGTCAGCCTACAGAGGATGGTGGCTCGTGGAGTTATAACCAATGAGACAGTACGAAACAGAAAGAAGGATGAGAGGATCGGCAATAGGTACGATCCTTCCTTGGACAGGAGATCAAGCAAGTGTACCAGATGGATGGTTACAATGTAATGGTCAAACACTTGAAGCTTTGAATTTTCCAATTCTAGCTTCTATTTTGGGCAATACATATGGACCTACTAATGGTCTTAATAATAGGGTATATCCAAATTACATAGATGGAGATCAATTCACTCTTCCGCAGTTAAATACTAGGTTACTAGCAGACTATGAAGAATCATATGTTAGTGTTGCTGCGTTGCAAGCTGGTCAGACATATCTAAGTGGTGCTGTTGGTGGTATGACTATTACTAACGGTGAAATAGATGAAGGAAGATCAGCCGCAACATATAATCTTACATTAACTTCTCCTAGTGGTGGATCTGGTTGTCAAGTAACTATTGATATAGATGTTACTGGTAGAGCTGGAATAACTAAGATAGTTAATGCTGGTGGTGGATATACTCCTGGTGATAAGATAACTATACCTGGTGTTACATTTCCTTCAGGTTCAGATGATTTGGTAGTAAAGGTAGATTGGACTCTACCATCAGTATCAGATGTATTAACACCATCAGGAGCTGGTACTACTAAATTAATTGAAGGTGATGGATCTGGTGTTAGTCCAGGTACATCATATAATGCTAACGCTGATATAAATTTCACTATCACAGACTCTAGTACTTTAACTGGACAGATTAGAAATTTTTCTATAAATCCCCCAAATTATTTTAAGACATTCCATACGTTACCTAGGAAACTAAGTAAAGATCATATGCCACCTCATATGCATGGTAATCCTACTGCTGTTGGTAATCAAGGTACTGGATATAGGTATGCTATTGATGATGGTGGATTCTTTGAATCATTCCAATGCCCACTTGTTGTTGATAATGTAGAAGGAAATAATAAACAAAAAGATATTGGTGCTCCAGGTACAGGTACTCCTGATACTGTTGATGGTAACCAAGGTACTGCTATGGTAACAAGATTTGTATCTGGTGAAACTATAGTTGGTATGGAGAGAGCAAGGCTCAATCCTAATAATACTGGTGGTGTTGGTTCATACACCAAACAACCAGTCTGGCAAGGACCTATGCCTAGAGCTTTAGGTGGTACATTCAATGGAAATACAACAGCACCAAATAACTCTACATGTAACCAAAGAGAAGCAGCAGTTCCTGGTCTTGGGGATTATAAGAATTGGTATGGTTATCAAGGTGATGCAGATGATATTAATACTAATCTGTTTAATCCTGCTGATGAATCTACATCTAAAACATTCCCTGTATGTTTGAATCATAATAATGAGTATCATGCAGAGCAGCAGTCTCATACTCACTATTCATTTCAAGTTACTATGAATGCTGGTTTTGTTAAACCACCTACAATTGTAGCTGTTGATAATATAGAAACTGATAGTACATTATCTGGTCAACCTACATCAGTTGCACCACAGAATCTACCATCTGCACTAAATATCAATGTGGATGTAAAGACTCCAGCAATTAGTATGATGTATCTTATTAGGGCATATTAATGAAGTTTCTACAGAAAGAGAGATCTAAGTTAGGTACTGCACCTGGTACTATTATTAATTGGGCTATTAGTATTCCTGATAATGATCCGAATTTTGCACAGAGTGTAGAAAAATTACCTGCAGGATATATTAGATGCGATGGTTCTGTTTATGATGAGAGAGACTATCCAGAGCTTGCAAGGATACTTGGTACTGGTGAGGGATCTTTATATAAGAAGTCAGATCAGGTTCTTGGTCCTAGTCAGTTTCAGGTTCCTGATTTAGGATCAAAGCATATAGAAGCTGCTTCATCATCTAATGTAGGGTCATATAATCATTTGACTAAGGTTGTTGGTACTGGAGAGAATGCAACAACTGTTAAGAAAGCAGGTGTTGGTGTTGAGATGTTCTCTAATGTTGGTAGTACTGCTACTATAGGATTTAATGGTGCATTTACTATACCAGCACAGACCTTTGATTTAATTGGCACAGTAGGATGGACAGTTCCAACTACTACTGAAACTACCTCAGTACCTCATACAGCAATGGGATCACATGGCCACTTCTCTGGTGGTACTAGGGTTGCAATTAAAGAGGATAAAGAGTATCCTCATAAATCTGTACCATATTATTTGTCTGCTGCTGATGTTAATTACACCACTACTGCTGGTGGTTCTGGTGGGTTGTGTAATGATGTTGCTGCAAGATACTGGACTGCAAAGAAGGTTATTACAGGAGAAGGTAATTGTAATTCTCAAGCTTGTGGAGGATTTGATAAGTATTTCTTAGGATACGCTCAAGCTGGAGGTGCTGTAGATGGTTCGCAATACACTGATGCACAGATTGCTGCTGCAGGGTGGGAACCTAGTAAGTGGACACATAAAAAAGAAATAACAACTGTTACTGATACCTCTTGGCCAGGAAACACTGTAGTTGTTATTGGAAACCAACGACCATATGATACTGTTAATGATAATATAACAGATCCAGTATATCCTACTGCTAGAAACGTGGAAGAGGTTTGTGAAGCTCCACCAGGATCTTTAGATAATGATGGTACTGCACACTCTCATATTATTGATAGAGAGATAGGTGATACTACTTTTACTTGCACTACTGCTGTTACAACTATGAGACCAGATGGTCTTGAAGCAAATGTGAATATATCTACTAGTGGTGTAAATAAATTTGATGATATTGTTTCGCCATATATTGTTCTGGAATTTCTAATAAAGTATTAACATGCCTAGATTAAGAGGATTATATCACAATCATTATTCTGATATGAGCAACGATTCGGGTGCTCCTATTGGAAGTATTATGGCTGTTTTAGTAGGTGCACATGATGATGGAGATTCTACCACAGCATCAAAGGTTGAACATAATTATCCTGGTTGGTTATATTGTGATGGACAGCAATTAAATATATCTGATTTTCCTTTGTTGTACGATGTATTAACAAATGCGTATGGTGGTACAAGTAGTCAGACAGTTAATTTAAGAGATTGGGGTGATGCATCTCAACTCACTGGTACATTTAATTTACCAGACATGAGGATGAAGAGAGTTAATGGACCTGGTGGTATTGATGGAGCTGGATCTATAACACCAGATCTATCTAACATGGAAGTTGGTAATACAGGTGGTGAGTGGTATATTAGCAGAGCTAGACAGTTAGAGGAGTATGGGTTTGGTACAGTTCGTATAAGTGGATACAGTGCTGTAACAGGATTTGTTAAAGGAACATTATCTGGTCAGGCAGTTATACAAATAGGACCATTACAAGCAGTTACTTTAAGTGGTCCACCACCACATACTCATTTAGTTTTGGGTAGTGAGGCAGGAACATTTCAATATCAGAAAGGAACAGCATCTGATCTTAGTGCATCACCAAACTATGTTACTAATAGATCTCCAATTCAACAATGGGTTCCAGAAGAGCAAGGATTCTCTGCTGAACACTCACATTATATTACTGAATATAGACCAAGAAGAGGTATAGATCCTGGAGCAGCACAACAGGCACAGTATTCATATGATGTATCTCCAACATATGCACATGAATTTACTGGTGGTACAGCTTTACCTGCTGTTGGACAAGTATCGTGGACAACACCAGGAACATATAGTTGGACAGCACCTGCAGGTGTAACGTCCATTTGTGTTGTTTGTGTTGGTGGTGGTGCAGGTGGTACTGGAAATTCAGCTGTAGGAGGCGGTGGTGGTGGACTAGGATGGATCAATAATAAAAACGTCACACCAGGCTCGTCATATACTGTAGTCGTAGGTGCTGGTGGTACTGGTACTAATGCTCAATTCCCAACCAGTTGGCCTGTAGGTGGAGATAGTTATTTTATATCTGCTGCTACTGTTAAAGGTGGTGGTGGAGGTATATCAGGAAGTGATTCTAATAGTGGTGGTACATTTACTGGAGATGGTGGTGGTAATGGTGGAGACGGTACTAATTTAGGTGCAGGAGGTGGAGCTGGTGGATATTCTGGTGATGGTGGAGGTGGAACAACTTCTTCTGGTGGAGGTGGTGGAACTGTTGTAGATGGTAATGGATCTGGTGGAGGTGGTGGTGCTGGATCACACACTATTATGACTGGTGGTGGTTCAGGTGGTGGTGGAGTAGGATTGAATGGTGAAAGTATTAGTGGTAATAGAGGTAATCCTGCCAACCAAACTACTGAAGGTGGAACTATGACTGGTGGTGGAGGAGGTTCTGGTGGTGCTGCTGGTTCAGATGCGACTGCACCTTATGTTCATACTCGCCAATGGGTATTAGCTCATCCAACAACAAATACAAATGCTTATTGGTCTACATTCATGCAGCAGTATGGTATTTGTAAGCAAAGACCTGGTGATTTAAACAATGTTGACCCATATCTAAATCAACCAACCGAAGGTCAGACATTGGTTAATATTACTACAACCACACAGATGTGGATAAGGGTTCAGGCTGATGATACTGCTGATGTCTATTGGGATGGAGTAAAGAAAAATACTTCTCCAATACAAGATGGTATAAATGATACTAATATAGATATTGGTACTGTTGCTCCTGGTACATATAGATTCAAGTGGGTCTTAACAAATACTGGTACTCAGAACTTTAATCTTAATCCAGGTGGTATAGCATGGCAGTTAAGCAGTCAAAGTGGTGGACTTGGAACTGTGTTTAGAACCTCACAAGATGCAATAGGTGGTCAGACTGGTGATACTCACTCACCTGTTCAAGGTGGAAATGGTGGGGCTGTTGGCGGTGGAGGAGGTTCGTGCTATAATAACTCTGTTGATCTGCAACAACCTGCAGGTAATGGAGGTAGTGGTGGAGTTAGAATAATATGGGGTGCTGGAAGAGCATTCCCTGCTACTCTAACTGTAGACCAAAGTGAAGTTGATGGTTCTGATCCAGGTACTAGTGATGCATATTCCAATGTATATGGTAAGAACAAAATGAACGAAAATGTGCAGAATGATAATGGTCAGACTGTCTCTTATCTAATTGATAAGACTCTTACAGCCACTCCAGCACAAGCTGCAATGACTGTAAATGATGGTACACTTACAATGACTGGTGCTGAACAACTAACAGTATCTGCTGGTATTGTTCCACGCACACCTGTCCCTCTTGTGTTAAAATACTTTAGAGTAAAATATCTTATTAAAGCTTGGTAAATTAAATTATGGCGGTTACTGGTACTGGTGCATCTAACTATTGTGAGATGGTTACACCAATTATGCCTATGGATCTAATGGGTCCTAGGGGAAACTTTGACGATTTTATAGGAGTGTGGGATAATTTTGTTCCCTCTGCTTTTTGTAATGATCTTATAAATTGGTTTGAAAATTGGGATAAGCAAGCAATCATACGTAATGAGAAACTTGATATACCTCGTAGTGATCCACATCAAACGGAAACTCAAGCTATGATTGGTGAGAATCAATTTGGTAAGAGATCATTAGGTCGTAAGGATCTTGGATGTATGTTAGATACCATGAATGGTATTCTTTCATCTCAAGTTAATCAATATTTACAGTCTACATTAAACCATTATTGTACAACATATGATTCATTAGGGTCAGTTCCT